ACCCGTAAAGAACTGGAAGACAAGCTCGCAGAGCTCCACCTGGTTCAAGCAGAGATGCTTATTAATCCCCGACCCTATGAAACGACTGCGCATGTGCAGCACATGATTGGGCGCTTGAAAGAGACCATCGACTCAATGCTCACCGTGTCCCCTGACGCGGACAGCGAAGACCATCGCCTGGTCTTCTGGTTCGACAACTAACAGGTGCCCGTCCGGGCACTTGGTGAAATTCCACAAACCGTTTACTCGGAGTTCAAATGAGTAGTCCTGTTAACGACCACCTGGTCTTGCTGTGCGGTAAATCCGCCACCGGCAAGTCCGCATCATTGATGCAACTGGATAATCCAGAAGGGGTTATGTACCTCAACTGTGAGGCCGGTAAACGCTTACCCTTCCGGGCTAAGTTCAAGCAGTACACCATCACCGATCCCCTGCAAGTTAACGAGGCTTTTGAAGCCGCAGAAAACATGCCGGACGTACACACCATTGTGGTGGACTCCCTTACTTATCTAATGGATATGTATGAGTCGGTGTATGTAGTGGGCTCCACTAACACCATGACTCAATGGTCTGCGTTCGCTCAGTACTTTAAAACCCTGCTGCAGTACTATGTGGCCAAGTCCACCAAGAATGTGATCTTCACCGCGCACACCCATGACACGCTGAATGAAGGCGATATGGTCATGGAAACCAAAGTGCCCATTAAAGGTGCCATCAAGCACAACGGCGTGGAGTCTTACTTCAGCCTTGTTATTGCATCAAAGAAGGTGCCATTAAAGAACTTGAAGGACTACGGCTCTTCATTGCTTACCATCACACCGGAAGAAGAAGCCCTAGGTTTCAAATATGTATTCCAGACTAAGCTGACCAAAGAAACAGTCAATGAACGACTGCGCGGTCCACTGGGATTGTTTGAAACCAAGGAAACTTTCATGGACAACAACATGCAACTGGTTCTTAACCAACTGCACGGGTACTACCAGTAGTACTCAACCCAACTTGCTGCACTCCCCCTCTTACTTGAACAAAGGTATACACCATGAACATGCTCGCAACCCTGACTACTGACACTAACATCGAAGACGAACGCGATTACCTGGGTGGTAGCCGTGTGCGTGAATCCGGCCTGCACCCTTTCACTGTAGCACTGGCTTACTTGGAGAAATCCAAGGGCGGTGCACTGGCGCTGAACCTGACCCTGAAAGACGGTTCCGGTGAAGTCCGTCAGCAAATCTGGATGACCTCTGGCGATGCCAAGGGCAACAAGAACTACTACGAGAAGGACGGTGCAAAGAACTACCTTCCTGGCTTCATCCAGGCTAACGCCCTGGCACTGCTGACCACTGGCAAAGAAATCAGCCAGCTGGACACTGAAGACAAAGTGGTCAACGTCTACAACTTCGACGCCAAAGGTGAAGTGCCTACCAAGGTTTCCATGGTTATGGACTTGCTGGGCAAAGAAGTTCTGGTTGGCTTGGTTAAGCAGACCGTCGACAAGAACATCAAGGACGCTGCCGGTAACTACGTTCCGAGCGGTGAGACCCGTGACGAGAACGAAATCGACAAGCTGTTCCGCGCCTCTGACCGCAAGACCACTGCCGAGATCCGCGCACAAGCAGACACTGCTGTGTTCGCTGACACCTGGGCTACCAAGTGGACCGGTCAGACCAAAAACAAGACCAGCAAATCTGGCGGTACTGCCGGTGCTCCTAAAGCAATCGGTGGCCTGGCCAGTGGGGGTAAGCCGACTACCAGCCTGTTCGGTTAATTTCCCTTGCTCAAGGATGAGCACTTATTTTGGAAACCCTATGTCTCTTTCCGCTAAACAAGTAATCGCCATTGAAGAAACGCCGTTTCCTTCCATGGTCGCTGCACTGGCTAAACCTGGCAGTGCTATTCGTGATTCCCTAGACCCGTCCCGCTGCCACCTGTTGCACATGGTTATGGGCATCAGTGGTGAGTCGGGTGAGCTGCTTGATGCCATCAAGAAGTACGTCATCTACAACAAGTCCCTGGACATCACCAACGTCATTGAAGAACTTGGTGACCTGGAGTTTTACCTAGAAGGGCTACGGGCTGAGCTGGGTATCACCCGTGAACAGACCTTGCGCGCTAACAAAATGAAGTTATTGGGTAAGCGCTACGCCAGTGGTGCCTACTCCGATGACCAAGCTATTACCCGTGCAGATAAGGTAGACGCCGAATGAACGATCAAGCCGTTGAGCAAGAAATCCAAGCTAAAGGCCTTACCGCTCCTAGGGTAACCCCACAAATGATTCAAGACAGCATCGCGTCTGAGCATTTTTTTACCGCAGCTGAAGGCTGCTTAGGGCATTCCGTAGCTTTAAGTACTGAATTGGAAGCCGATCCAGGCAACCTATTTTTTCTAACCTTCTGTGTGTTGCAGCTCAAAAACGGTTTTATTGTTACAGGTGAATCTGCGTGCGCATCCCCACAAAACTTTGACCGTGAGCTAGGTGAGTCAATTGCTCGACAGAATGCCATGCAGAAAATTTGGCAATTAGAAGGTTACCTGCTTCGCCAGCGGTTGCATGAGCAAGGCATCTAATGCTGCTCAACGTGACGGGGATGGACCCCAGTTTGAGAAATTGGGGCCTGGCCTGTGGCAAGTACGACACTGAAACCAAGCAACTGACCATCCTCCACATGGAGGTCACTTCTGCCGTACTGCCCACCGGCAAACAAGTACGCCAGAACAGCTTGGATTTGGAGTCTGCTTGCCAACTCTACCAGGGGGCTAAGGCTTACCTGGAGGGCGCTCAAGCGGTCTTTGTCGAAGTCCCAGTTGGTAGCCAGTCTGCCCGTGCAATGGCCTCCTATGGCATCTGTGTGGGCGTACTGGGCGGTCTACGTGCAGCAGGCAATCCCTTCTTTGAGGTCACCCCCACTGAAGTGAAGATGGCTGGACCTGGTAAGAAGACTGCCTCCAAGAACGAGATGATCGCCTGGGCTATGAATGCCCATCCAGAAGCACCGTGGCCCACCTACAAGTCCAACGGCAAAGTCGTGGTCAGCGAAGCCAAAGCTGAGCACATGGCTGATGCCATTGGCGCTATCTATGCCGGACTCAAGTGCCACGCATTCCAATCCATGTTGCCGCTCATCAAAGCGGCGTAGAACACCGAGGTAATTTTTATGCTGATCCAGATACGCCAGAAAGAAATTGAAACCGCTATCCAGATGTACATTGCTGCACAAGGCATTACCCTCAAAGGTAAGTCTGTGTCGATCGCCTTCACGGCAGGTCGTCGTGATTCCGGTCTCACTGCAGATGTCGACATTGTGGACACTGCCCCAAGCAAAGACTTCTCTGAGCACTTGGCTGCTATGTGCTCACCTGAAGCAGTGGCTAAAGCTGTACAGGAAACAGTCAAAGAGCAGCCCGAAGGTGAAGCACCAGTTCAGGAAGAAGCGTGTGCTGAAGCAGATGCTGAGCCCGTAGAAGAAGAAAAACATCCAGAAGTCGACACCGCAATTGAAGTAAAAACCGCAAGCCTGTTCTCGTAAGGTTTTGGTATGGACGCCATCAAAGTCTTTAAATGGATTATGTACGGCGCAGTAGGGATCGTGGTTGCGGTGATGTCGTTTTTAATAGGCATCACCGTTTCCATTATCCTAACAGCGGTCTATTCACTCGCCGTGGCATTAGGCATATCAGCTTTGTCAGGTCTTGTTATTCAAGACCTTCTCGAGAAGCCAAAAAAGGCTGACACAAAAAAGCCCCCATGAAGGGGGCTTTACCAAAGACGGTATTGGAATAGGTGAATAGTTTATTCCCCTATTCCAATACCCTCCCAGAAAAAGAGTCCATCCCTGGACTTATCTATTCAAGGGATTGCGGCTCCAATCGTCTGAGCAACTATCGATTCATCCAGCACACCTGGGAACATGAAGGCTCCTGTCTTCAGTGGGTTCCCTACGTTGTTCAGAATGCCTGAGTCCGTGAGCACAGACACACCACCGGTTAACTGACCAAAAGCCATGACAGTAAGCATCTTGGCAGGTTCCTCTTTAAACAAGGTAAACAGTACCTGCTGAATCCGCATGTAGTACTTAGTGAACATAAGGATACCCATATCGTTGCCGTACTGTATTGCACGGTGACTTGGCAGGTCGTAGTTAACAAAAGACTTCATTGCACGATCCAAAGCCTCAGTGTGTGTCATCCGCTTTTCATCGCGGGTGGTCAGGTGCTGGTACAACGTGTAGCGGCCTACGAAGTCACTCAGTTGAGTGGTATGGCTAAGCAGTTGATACAGAGGCGTGTCGTGAGCCATGTACAGCGTCTTGGCTACGGTCACGGCTGCTTGCCCTACTTTGTTGCCCCCTATCTTCCCTTCCAGGTAATTGCTCAGACCTGCTTTTAGCGAGTAGAGATCATTCTCTGGATCAACGTCCTCAACAATGGTAGGCAGCATACCCGCGTCAATGAGCTTCTTAACTGGATTGCTCTCAAGCATACCTGTCAGGTACTTAATCCTAACCTGTACATCAGCACTGTTGGGAAGCGGGTAACCACTGCTAACCATGGCTTCAAGCTTGTGCAGCTCTGTAGAATCCCGTCTGTAGTTAAGTACCCCCCGCAACGCCACGATGTGGGACTTAACCAATTGAGCAGGGTTAACCCCGCTGACCAGGAGCAGGGAGATGTTGCTCTGAATGTTGCCAACCAATGTCCCCACACTTTTGATAACCAGGAAATCCTTTGTCTCCGATACCACACCTTGCCATGCAGCTTCCGCATACCGGAGCTGGGTGACAGTGGCAGGCATATCGCCGTTCTTATCCCTAAACGGGGTAACCATCTTGGTGATCTCAGGCATCATCTTTTCAAGCGCCTTAACCACGATCTTTTCTGCAGCGGTACGGGCGGTTTCTTCCTTTTCAAAGGCATCAGTAATACTTAGTTTGCGGTAGCCAAACACAATATCCAGGGAATCATAAGAGACCACCATTGGGGTATCTCCCCACACAGCCTGCTGGTGCTTCTTTAACTCGGGAGGCAGCATGGCATACAGCTCACGATGTTCTGGATCTTTGCTGTTTTCACTAATCTCCACATACGCTTTTGGATTACTGGCAAAGTCAGCCAGGTACTGTGCATACAAAGCTTCTACGATGGTTTTGTTGTTCTTAGGGGATTCCTTCTTATCCACCAAGCTGGCAGACAAAGATGCCATTACTACGGTGAAATCTAGGTTACGTTCAAGAAGCTTAGCTTCACGATCATGCAACATTTCATAGCGGTAGCCTGATGCCGTTCCATCATGAGCAAAGATTGGGATACGGTTGGTTGCCTTAGTCTCTACCCGCGAAGCATCGTAGTTAGCCCCACGACCATTTAACGCATTAATATCCCCTGCAATAGCTTTAGTCGCACGTCGCACCCTAGCCAGGTTTACTCGGTTAACTGTCCCGGTTACAGGGTCGTAAATAGCCCCTTCTTTTCGAGAGCCTGCCGATTTCTTAGCACTGTAAGAAATGCTGCCTGATACCCGTGGGCTTAAGCCCCCGTAGCGACGGTAGTACAACACGCGCTGTTCTGTGTCTGAATCCTCAAGCGCTTTATCCAACTTGGTTTCCATCTTGAAACCAAGACGCTTCATTTCCTCTGCTTCACCAAAAGTGCCTACATACAGCTCACGGTGTGGATTAACCACACTGGCTGTAAAGCCTTTGACCATCTGTGAAGGGTCCCCTTCAAACGCATCCTCAAAAGACTGTTTCACCATCAAGCTGTGCATGCCCAACAGGAACTGCACACCGTTACCTGCACTACGGTTGGCTTCAGAATCCATAACCCCTTTAACCAACACTACATCAGCAGGGGCACTGAACTTCAGTGCGTAAAGGGAGATGATCCGGTCCACTATGGGGGTGTTAACCTCCGCATGGGCCTCTGCAGCTTTCATCGCCTTACTGTTGTACCCAAATCGACGTGTCACGTTATGGGCGTTTTTAGCCACGTTCTTGTGGGTGGCCCCGTTCGTTACCATGTAGATCGCAGTATCCTGGGCATCGTTCACAATGTCCTGCACCTGCGAACCTACCATCTTGGCCTGCTCAGCCTTAATAGCCGCCTCTATGTTTGCCGCAGAGTCCATCAGGTTACGGATGTCCTGCAACGAGTAAGCACTGTCTTTAGTGAGTACCTGGAGATCGGTACGCATAAACACTTTAGTCATTGCTTCTTTAACAGGCTTGGTTAGCTCTTTACCTTTGTTAGCAAACTCCTGGGTAAGAATGTTCTTGGTGTTGTCGAACATTGTGCGACGCGCACGCTCGATACCTTTAGTAAGTAGGAACAGATTTTCCTGAATCGCTTTAGACGGCCCACTGGCCAGCATCTCGTTGGCGATGCCAGCAAGTATCCCGTGTTTCTCCTGAACCAACTTATCCCTGAACACCATCATTTGCTGGAAGATTTCAGGGACTCGGTGCTGAGCACTCATGCTGAGGGTTACACCGACTGCCCTGGCGTAGTTGTTCCCTTTGCGGAATATCTGAGCCTTACCAATATTGTCAATCTGCCGACGGATACCCTGTTCAATTTTGCTGCTGGTATCCACCCCATCGGAATAGGCGGACGCTGCCTTACTTTTTAGCGCCGCACGGTTCTTAGCTTCGATACCCACCAACTGCCTAGCCAGTTTATTTAGCTTAACGCTGGCCAGTTGACCGGAGTGAATCCGATCAAGCTTTTGCAGGGCAAAGTTCAGGACAGCTTCCATGACCGAAATGAGCTTCTCTAGGTAGTTTTCACCTCGGATTGCAGAGAGTTTTTTAGTGGGTACTTGAAGCAGTGCTGCAAATTCCTCACTCGCCACACCCAAAGCCACAAACTTAGCCTGACCCTCAATACTCGGGTCGCCAAACACACCTTCCCACTTATCAACAGGCATGGTGTCCTTGAGGCTTTGACGCATCTCCATAAACAGGTCACCGATGTTCCGGTTAACCAGATACGCATTGCCTGCTTCCAGTGAGGTCAGTGTGGCTGCGTGCACCTGCTCTGCTACAAACAACTCCTGATCACTCAGGGTAAAGGGACCCGTCTGTAGGTCAGAAGCAAAGGGGGCTACACCTGAGTTCATGGCTTGAGTAAACATGTCCTGAGCATCCGTGGCGTAGTACTCAGCCAACGCCCCTTTATCAACCCCCAGTGGCCCCACAATCGCATCCCCAATGTTACGCAAGGCATTAGAGAGTCGATCTAAGTGCTCGGTACTGTGGGCTTTACCCGCATCAGCCAAACCATTAAAGATCTCTTCAGTGCTAAGGCTGAGCATCGCAGCAGCACCTATGTGAGGGTGACTGGCTGCAAAAGCTGTACCCTTTGGCTGACTAGCGACTTCATCAAACATCTGCACAACATGGAGGTTGAGTACTGCAAGTGCATTGGTTTCTGCTGCAGTCGCAGGCTTGTTAGTCAGCAGGCTGATCAACTTGCTGGCAAAGCTTTTCAAGGTCTCCTTGATGGTTTGCCCAATAGTCGATTTGTACTCCACCCCCATCATGAATGACTGGAACTTGGAGTTGGTCATGCCATACGAAACCAGCTCGTGAACATCCGTGAGCATGCGGGCAAACTTGCCCTCTGTGTCTTTGGCAATAAGCGCAAGACGCAGGGCTTCCAAATCCCTATAGGCAGTATTAGCAGCTGTCCCTTTAGCAGCGAATTGCCCATCAGCGATAGCACTCTGCAGAGCCAGGTGAAGCAGCTCATGCACCACCATTTCAGACGTTACATTGGTATGCCCTTTGTTGGTTCCACGAATAAAGACAGTGACGTTACCCTGCTCATCAGTCGACACCCAGCCATTAGCTGTTTCCAGGCTACGGTCATGTTCCATACCTGGGGTGTGGTTGTAGGTCGATTCTTTTTCGTTGTCTTTGGTAACCCAAACAATCGACACATTGGGATCAACCACCTTTTTGATCATTCTCAATAAGGTGCGGTAGCCAGTGCCTTTGGTACCTGCTGCTTTAGTGTGCTCATCCATGAATGCCAGCAGCGAGCCTACGGTGTTGCCGTTAGCGTTCTGGATGAAGTAGTTAACCAGATCAGCGTGTGTGCCTGAAGACACCGGCGCAGGCTGTGGGGAGACCTCTACAGGTGCCTGCTCAACGTTCTGTTTACTGCCTGTCTTCACAAAAGCGTTTACTTCAGTGAGGGGCATGCCGTTAGTAAGCGCCTCCAGAACATCGTTCAGGAGGTATTCATCCTCGTACAGAGCCTTTTGTACCAAAGGTTCTACAGGTACTGAGAACTCTTCAAGAACCTTCATTGCATCAACAAGAGCAGGGTCTACCGGAACCTTTGCACGCTCTTCAGCTTTCGCTGCCATCTCTGCACGGTCTTCTTCTGTGAGGGTATACGTGCCATTTTCATTGGAGTACTGGTCAATCACCGCTACATCAGAGAATCCCTTAAATTTAGCAACGTCAGCCTGCTTACCTGCAACAACGATGTTGTGAACAGTACTGGCCAAATGCCCCTTAAGGTGCTTCTTCGTGAGTTTATAAACAAACGGATGCAGCGTAGTTATTGAAGTCAGCATCGCCTTTGAGAAAGAAGCTTTCAGTGCTTTCAGGTCTTCAGCAAACTCCTCAGCAGTACGAGGGTCACCCTCCTCCTGCACACTGTTCTTTTTCAGGTACTCAGCAAAACCAGCCAACACACGCCCTGTAGTATTCGCCATCTGGGTATACGGGGAGTACTCGGACAGTACCTTAAAGGTGGCTTGGTTAAGGTTAGTGGCAATGCTGTCAAGAAACTTAGCAGCACCAAAGTGAGCATCGTGAGCGTTCAGTACATCGTTTTCTTTTGCGGCTGCAACCAGAGAGATAGCGGAGTCTGTGGACTGGGTAAGGTTGGCGTCCGTGCTTACACCTGGAGGAAGGAGCGTGAACTCTGACGCATAAGCACGAAGGGTCTTCTTCTTACCGTTGATTGCTACTTTGGTGTCTGTCAGAAAAGCAGCCTTAGTGGAGGGCACAGTACCTTTAGCAGCAAGGAACACCGAGCTGTCGTAGGTATCATCATTCTGAGAGAACCAGGTATGTACAGCAGGTTCCATGTGTTTCAGTCGAGCACGAATCCGATCCAGTTGGTTCTTGGTAAGCGACATCAACGGAGTCTTGGCTTCGTTCTTGGCAACAGGCAGTGTTCCCAGGTTAATCATAGTACGGGTGTACTTGGTCACTTCCAGGTCAAAGGCTGCTTTGTAAGCAAAGAAAGCCACGTTAGCTGCAGAGTTCAACCTGCGCTTTTTCTCTACCGTTTCACCCAACACTTTATCCAAGGCTTCACGAACAGGTTTCTTAACCAGGTCTGCAAAGTTCTCTTGAATGGCCTTCTCTTCTGAACTGTTGAATACATGCTTCATCGCATCCGCGTGGGAGATGTTGACAGGCAACCTGCTTTTTACAGGCAGGAACGTGTTGATCATCTCAATCAACTGAGGAAGCTTCAGTTTAGGATTGCTGTTAGGGCCTGCTTTACTGACCAGCTCGTAGTACTTCTCAATGAACTGACCGCCCAAGTCGGCTACTGCTGTGGCAGTGCCCGCGCTGTAGTTCAGACCGGTAACGGGGGTCTTTACAAACTTACGGCCTACAGAATCAGAGAGGGAGTCTGCCTCCTTACCGCTGAGGATTGAGAACAGTGCCCGTGCCATACCTTTTTTACTGGGATCTTTGATCAAGCTCTGATTGATAAATTCACGCAGTACAGTGGCTACTTTTTCATAGGTGTCTTGGTTGACACCCCCTGCTTTCCACTCAGCAAAGCTTTTTGCTGCGTTGTCGTACAGGCCATAGATACCGCCACGTTCCAAGGCTTCGTTACCAAACACCCCGGCCATGGCTTGGGACAATATAACCCCGTTGGTTTTACCGTCCACCTCACCCATGAGCGAGACTGTTACCGTCGATTCTTCATTGAGCGGGGCCAGCTGCATTGCAGCAAGTGCAGCCAAGGCGTCGTAGGTGTGTAGGTTGTTTTCGCCCAGTTCAATGGCGTTCTGCAGGTCATTTTGATGTTCCATAGTGCTGTCTTCAAACGCACCACTAAGCATGTTCATCGCAGCAATACCCTTAACAATCGTGGGCTGCTTGACGAACGTATCAAAGTATTTGATGTTGTCTTTATTCAGTGACGCATCGGTCTTGTAGCCAAAACCCTCAATGATACGAAGCTTGAGCATGTTAACTTCAGCTTCGTTATTCAGATCGTAGGTCTGTTCCCACGATTGCATACGCAGGACAAAGCGGACAATTTTACTCGTCTGTGGGTTCATATCGGTGTGGAGGATACCCACACGGAAATTACGCCATACATCCCGTGTCAGGTAGATAGGGGCGAACTTGTCAGCCATGTTGCTAACAAAGTTCAGTACCCCCTCCCAATCCTCCCGCATTGAGCCGTACTTACCTTCAAGACCGGGTAGTAGAGCAGCATGGGTGTTCTCGGTATTTACATCCTTGATTCCAAAGATGGCCTCACGAACACCTGCATCCAATTGCTGCAGCAGGTCTACACGAGCCACATCAACGAATTCTGGCTTCTCGTTCTGAGTGGCTATCAGCTCTGCCTGGGTATCCGAAACAGTACGGTCGGTGTTGTTGATACGATCTTGGCCTTCCTTGGCAGGCTTAGTAGCAGCCGGTGGCTTAGTACGCTCCAAGCCAAACAGCTGTCCTACTACATCCTGGCTACCTTTATAGGCATCCTGAATACGCGTGATATTTTCGGCACCTGGGGTAAACCGAATGAGCTTGGTTTCCGCAAACAGGTTGATGTCCCCTTCACTGGAATACGCCTGTGAAAGGTAATCAGCTTTCTTGAACACCTGTTCAGTAGCCAAACTAGTCTCACTGCCCGCAGCTGTATCTTGCAGGTTGTAGAGCATACCCAGTGCAGCAAAACCCAGTGCCATTTCCATTTTGGCCTGGACATCCAGGTTGGTATCTCCTGGGGAACGCTCAATCAAACCAAGGGCTTTAAATATCTCCTTACCCATTGTCAGTGCAGCGTAGGCCTCTGTATCTACGGCGTACTCAAGCTCCGTGTACACATCGGCAGGTAGGTAGGCATCTTCATGAAAACCAAGCATCCGATTGATGCGGCTTTTGCTTTTACGGGCATTGCCTGAAGTAGCCCCACCTATGTAAGAAAACACGGAAGCAGCAATGGCTGTCTTGACGTTCTCTTCTACATTACCTGCCAGGTCCATAAAGTACTGGAAGTAATCGTTGTAGCGAAACTCCGAGAACTCGTCGGGCTTGCCCTTGTCACGCTTAGGGACAATGCCTGAATCCAGCGCCTTAAACATTGATGCACCCAGCTCTTTGAATAGAGCCAGGGCCAACGATTGACCTTCTTTAACTTCACCTGATTCTAGAAAGGACTCGACTTTTACATTTCCCGCTACCCAATTCGTAAAGAAGTCTTTCACCTCTACCAAGGGATTACGGTTGGTGGTTTCGTTTGTATCCTTCTTAGGGCTACGCTGCTTAAAGAAGAAGTGCAGCAGATTGGTTGCCCGATACCAAGCAGTGTCCTTAATCGTGCGTGCGTCTTCTTTGGCTTGCCCTTTAGTACGCTCACCGAGACCGTCCAGTGCCCCTGGCTCAGGAACATAGGGGGCTACTTCTGCTGTGGTTTCTGCTTCGTATCCACTCTCAAAACTTTCAACAGCTGCCGCTTCCGCTCCCTCAGACTGTTCACTTGTTGATCCAAATTCTTCAACAGATCCTGCTGCAGTTCCGGTGTTGTTTTCGTAGTCATAATCAGTTCCGTAGTTGGCGTCATTCAACGCATCGTTTATGGAGTCTAAGTAGCTGTCATCAAGGGCGTCTGCCTGATCTTCTAGTTCACTTACCTGCTCAGCCAGATCTGCTGCAATAGCCTGCTTTGCCTCAATCTCAGCAGCCAAGGCAGCGTCAGCCTCATCTTTTGCCTGATCTATCTGGTCTTGAATACGCTGGGCTTCTGCTTCCAGATTCTGTTGGTTTTCGGCTGCAGACTCGGAGGCATAAAGTGTAGTGTCGCCATTGAGCTGCCCTTTAATGGCTTCCTTGAACCAGGACAGCTGATCGCCGCTTTGGATTACGTGGTTGGGAATGTACCCATCATCCTCAAGCATACGCAACAAGCCGTCCGGGGACTGAGCCCGATCCGTCTTGTTGAACAGGGAGTTCACAAAAGGAAGCTTGTGGTTGGCTGTGGTATCCCCGGTTATGTCCAGTCGGTCAGCTACACGAATCCCACCTAACCTCACCACATAATCCAGTAAAGAATCTCGATCACGGTTCGGCTTCTTACGGGCACCTTTAGGCTTAGAAGGTCCAACCTTCTTCTGCTTAGCTGCCTGTGCCTTGATCTTTACTGGTTTAGCTGGCTTAGGTGCAGGCTGCTCAATAAGTGCAGGAGCCTCTATCTCGGCTTCCACGACCTTAGGTGCAATAGGCACTACCTTGGCTGCTTTAGTCTTCTTGATGGGCTTAGGGGTAGTCGGGGCAACCGAAGCGGTATCAGGAGCATCCATCAGTTCCTGCATAGCTGCCTGTACAGAGTTCAGGTATTTGGACTCTGCCTGCACACGGTTACGCAGGGCAAAAGAAGCCTTGGTGATCTTTAGTGTCTTGTCCTTACCATAGATAACAGTCCTACTGTCGTTATCTCCAGTCAGTAAAGCCAAGCCTTCTACGATGGAAGTGAGCTTTTCCTGGTGGCCTGCTGCGAACGTCGAGAGACTGCCCATCAGAGCAGTGGCTTTTTTGCTATCCCCTGCAGCTACAGCTGCACGGATACCTGAGGCGTACTCCTTACCACCGATATGACCTTCATTTGGATTACCGTGAATGATGTCATTACGGACTTGGATGGAAGCCTTCTTTTCACGGTTGGCCTGCTGATTGATGATCCCATCTTCCAGGGCTTTAGCTTCCATCATCTTGCTATGACTGGTTGCAAGCTTGCGCACGTAAGCCCGCTCTTGCAGGCTTAGGCCATTGCTCCCATTGTCTGCCAGCTGGGTAAGAGTGGCGCTGTCTACAGACTCTGGAGAGTGCATAGCGAGCGTCATAGCCTTACGACCAGCAGCAGTAGCTGCCGCTACTTCAGCGGTATCTGTGGCATCTGCAACAGGTGCCAGGGCTGGAGTGATCTCGGAAAGTGCAGTAGTTATTTCTTCTTCTGATTGCTGAGTTTTGGTTGAATCACCAAAGAGCTTAGCCATGTGACCTGACAACTCATCTACTTCCTTGCTCATGATTGAAGCTGCACTTTGTTGCTTCAGATTATCTGCTTTCTCCTGCGGCGAAAGGTTCTTATAAGAGACAATCTCTGCCTCAACTGCGTCTATTTTTGCCTGCACTGATGCGATGCTTTCAGGTGTGGTTTTTGTGGCTAAGACTTCCTTAGCCTTTTCAAGGAACTCCTGCTTAACCTGCAGGGTTTCATCGTTAACAATACCTGTCCGGGTTTTGACCTCCTCACTACGAGCAGCCTGCTCTTTTTGGATCTCTTGTACTTTGGCAAGATTGCTGGCCACTTCTTCTGCAGTAGCACCCTCACGGTTGCTGTGTCCCATCAGAGCCTGGATTGCCAGATCAGGGCGATACTCTGTTTCGTCGTTTAGGAGGATGCTTACATCACCTGTCTTCGACGACTCATTAAACACAGCACGCTCTTCAATACTCATGCGCGCTTCGTTGGGTTTAGGGGTCTCCTTGGCCCGTGCAGTACCAGCACCACTTAAGGCACCCATACCTGCGCCTGTCAGCATGCCTTCGGCCATTGCTTTGCCTAAGCCTTCTGTCGCATCACGCTCCAGAGCCAGGTTCTTAAAGATGGTTTCTTCACCTGTTTGCAGGAGTTCTTCGCCACCCTCGATAACACCCTTACCAAGGACATTACCTACCAGGCCGTGGGTGGATTTACCCAAGGAACCACTGACGACTGCAGTATCCAGGTCATTACCTAAACCCGCTTTTGTGGTGACCTTAGCCCCCAGACGGGAAATAGCTGTACCCACTACACCTGTGAAACCAGCAGCAGCTAATTGCTTTAGGCTGAGCAAGCCATCTTCAGTCTCTTGGCGAATTCCCTCAGCAGCTGAACCTGCCATGGTTGCACCCTCACCAATGGCACCTGCTAGTGCTGTGCTTTTAACCAGGCCTGCAGCACCTAGTGCCTTACCGTAAGCACCCCCCAGTACGATAGAGGGTAATGATTTAGTAATGCCGTGGCTGATAGAGGAGGGATTAACCAGCATAGTCATCGCTGTATTGATAAAGCCTTTAGCTTCATCTACCGACTTAAACACACGATTTTGGTTATTGGAGTACATCTCGTTAAACATGGTGTGAGCTTGTTTAGGGTCAAAGCCGTTTTCTTCAGCCCACTTACCTACATAGCCGCCCGAAACCATGTTACCTAAACCAACCACACCTTCTAATGCGGACACAGATCCATCGGCAAACGAAACCCCATAGTCTGTACTGCGCCGTACAAAACTCTGTGGTATCTCGTTATTGTCATCAATGGGCAATGCGGAATCAAAACTAAACTTACGCAACTCATTAGCGATTTCTTGGCCTTTATTGTATTTAGCCAAGTCCTCGTTTTCATTCATCTGGTATGCAGAATAGCCATCAGCAACATGTGCCCCTGTTTTAGCCCAGATCTTAGATACATCGTTCACTGCAGCAATCGGGGTATTGATTACCCCAGCAGCAAGACTGTTTCGATCAAGCCCTAACTTACCTGTAAAGGTATTGTTCTGGTGATCTCGAAATGCTTTAAGCGCGTCGACTTGCTGTCTGATTGTGTCACTGGCATTAGCTACATCAGTCAGCTTTTCTTTACTGACTTGATACAGAGACTTTTCTGAGGAGGATGTGGAAGGACTAAGTAATGCGGCTTTTGCTTCTTCTAAAGTTGGCACACTATGCCCTCAGAAATAATTAACTGAGGGCATAGTACTCGGTGTGCTTTTATCTTTCCATATTAGGGGAAGCCGTTTGCTTTCATAAGTGCGTCAATATCCCTTTTCCTCTGTGCGCGCTCATCCGAAAGGTTTTGCGGGGTAGGGTTACCACTACTTAGATCAATGACTGCTTGAGCTTCTTGAACTTTTTCACTCTGCTCCTCTACTCTTTTTTCTGCTTTAGATTTTTCTTCAGCTGTCTTTGCGTTACGCAAAGCCTGTTCTGCTTTCTCTAGTGTCGCAAGCTGCCTAGCCAGTACTTGCTCACTCTCCCCCGGCTTGTAGTTACCCGCACCAATATTGGAGCTATGCGTTAGCTCGCTAACTTTCTTTAGTTTTTCAGTAGCACTCTCAGCCAAAATAGTTCTGTGTTGGTCCACAGCATTTTGTGCTTGAAGAATTGAATCTACCTTGCCATCCCTCTCCATAATCCTGCGGATATTGGTTTCTAGTTCGGTACCTAAATCAGCATACCCGCTATTACTACTGGTTATTATAAGGGCTTGTTTTACAACGGACTGTGGAACCTTTACTTTGAGGTTTCCAAATTCCATAGGCGTGTGAATCATATCTGTAACAACGTCAAACATACCTCTTTTTTGTAAGTCGTTCCTCCCTGCAGGGTCAAAAAGAGGGTTTCCATCCTTATCTTTTTCTCCCATCCAGCTCAGCAGTACTTCAGGAGAAACTTTAGACTCTGTAGTCAGCTCCTTAACATAGGGGTTATTACGTGCCACCTCTTCAAATGCCATGTTGTATGTACTATCTCTAGTACTGAATACTTTCTCGATCTCACCCAGCTTAGTATCAAAAGCGGCCTTATCATCCCCTTGTAGGGTCTCTCGTGTGGCTTCAGCTTGGTAAACAATATTACCGGCTGTGGCAACACTCTCAGGGCTGAGTGTCTTAAGTGAGGCAACCGATGCCCGCAAACCCTCTTGAATTACTTTAGAGCTTCGTTCCTGAGATCGAACAATATCAGGGTGATTAGCAAGAGCACTTTGAGCCTCTTGCATCTTATCGGCAGATAGTTGAGATACGTCAATATTGCCGCTTTGATCCACTGCCCCAAACTGTCGAAATACCTCCTGCTCTGCACGAGATGCAGCCGACTGCACTTGCTCATCTTCTATCATGGCTTCGCGGGTTATGCGGTTGTATGTTTGGGTATCTCGATGCGCTTCCTGACCCTGGGTGAATAGGGTTGTATTTTGATTAGCTGCGGTGACCTGACGTGCCTCTGCAGAGCCTGCTCGACTATCACTGTTAGCGTCGTACAGATCCTGGGTAAATCCCCTCACCTGGGATTGCCCGTATTCGGCTACAGCAGCGTCATCACGGAAGTCGTTTTGCTGGGCTAATGCCTGAGCTTCCTCTGGCTTATTCTGAGCGTAGAGCGACTTGATCTGATCAATTATCGGGGCTTCACGCTGATCCCGTTGGGTATTCTCATACTCCACTGTTTGATTGGCACGAGTACGCAACGTGTCCAACATAGCAGCGTCTGCACCACGAATAGCGCCGCTATCCACCTGCGCACCGTACTGACTGCGCAATGCATCCAACTCACCGGATGCTTGAGCAGCAGCGAGCTCTTCAGGGGTTTTGAAGGCATTGAGCTTATCGAGGAACTGGTTGGTGTTGTTCTGTTTGGTGTTGTCCCAGTTGGCCTCAGAGGTAGCGCGCTCTTTATCTAGGACGCCCTGCAAGGCACCGAAACCATCGTTAAAAGCACCGCGTGCACTGTCGATAATTGAAGCTGCACCTACAGAAGAGTCTCCTTGTAGGGTGCGCCATGTAATCGGATTAGCCATGGGTTAGATCCCGTTCTTTTTCATGTAAGAATCTACCGACTCATACGCACCTGGGTTGGAAGCTACACGCGCACGCTGTCGGTCATCCAGCTGAGTGTTCAGCGTCTTCTTCTGAGCGTTGTAGTTCATTTGGAACTGGCGCTTGTTCTCTTTCAAAGAGTCTTGAGCCATACCGTATTGCTTCATGCCCATATAGGCCCCACCTAAACCTTGAGCAACACCCAATGCCATACCACCCCAACCATTGGTTTGATTACCTTCGCCGTCTTTACCGCCAAAAATACCAGAGCGTGAAAACCAACCATCACCCCCTGCCCCATTAAGGGGTGTAGGTCCCATTAAATTTCCGTTATTAGCAGGCATCAAGTTATTTGATCCAAACTTTAAACCAGACGCATTAAGTGCACTGGTGTAGTCACCCCCATACACGCCTGACTCTTTATCAAAAATACTCATCTTGGAATTCCTCTACTGATTGTTCAAGGGTAGGTAGCTTTAAGCTCATGGTCACATAATTGGATGCTACTTCCAAACTGGCTGTGCCTATGTTCCCTGCGTGAATTGTGCGGGTAAAGAAGTCATCAGGAGTCTCACCAAAACGTATCTCAGGAACCTGCCCAATAAAGGCAAAAGGATTCAATAGATCCTGCATTCCAAGAAGTGCCTGAGTTTCTTTTAAGGTTTCAGACGCAGCATCCGACAACAACTGCAACTCACCAAAGGAGTTCATGATGTCCTTGATACCCTGCTGGTACATATCACCCGCAGCACTCATCATTGAAGTCGACATCTGCAGCAAGTTAGTGGCCCAGGTAGCATCCCCCATGTAGCCGTAGACACCTACAGCCATACCAACAATAGCGATAGCAATAGCCCATTCTGGACCTAAAGCTTTAGCTACTTCAGTAATGGCAAACTTCACAAACATCGAAACAATGAATGATTTAATCCATACCCATATCAAAGCTATTGTTGCTGCGTTAAGTGCGGCAAGCGTAGTCCACACGGCAGGACTACCTGTACCAAAACTGAATATGGTAATTACAACTGCAATGATTATTAATACAATCTTGAACCAAGATTGGGTGTACCACTTAATCTCAGTTTCTACATACGTGTTAAATACATAGTTTAAAGACCTGCAGTACAACTCCTCTTTCATCGTAGTAGGCATTGTATCTGTAATGGATTTATCTAAAGGCACCAGAAGCTTATTGCTACTGCCCTTAGCTGAAGTTCCATACTTACCTTTTATTGGGTACAGCATAGTTAAGTCGTATACACGCACCTCTTCATAAAAGGTGTCAGATACTTGTTTCGTGTAGCCAATGTATTTAGAACTTACTGGTGTAGATCCAATGGCTCCAGAAGCAGCATTAGTGTATTTGGTGTAACTGGTCTCTGTACCCTCTGTACGAGAGCACGTGCCTACATTACCAATTGAGCCTGCTACAGTTCTTTTTCCAATACCTGAGTATCTAAGTGTTACTTGGAAGTCTGCGTCTTTTATTGCAATAGCTAATCCAGTTTTTCTTAGTATTCCACCACTATCTGATTTAGGGGGGACAGGCCATGTTGGATCAACTGCCCCGTTTTCAAACATGCGATCAAAGTACTCAAACAGGTACCGGCACTCAACAGGGCTATCACCATTAGCAGGTACAGCCATAATCATTACGGCTTGTACTAACTCCGATCCACCCGCACGGCTAATGTCTTTAGCCATTTGTTTGTAATCTAGACCCAAGTAATTAACTAATTTCTTAGATGTTTCATACGGGGATTTAAACTCAAAATCAGCACCCCCCTGGTTAACCCCATCTACTTGGAAAAAGACAAAAGGAAAGTAACTTCCTAACTCAGTGTTATTTACTTCGTAAATAGCATCTACTTCAGGGTATACACCTGAGTTATCTAGGTAAGTCCAGCACCCTAACTTAGTGCGCCCGCCCGATGAGTATTGATACATGGCTTGGAAGTATTCAGTGTCGGTCTCGTACCCACCCATTGGCACAATGATCTTGTCTGAATAAAAGACTTCTTCTACTGTTTCATAAGGACCTACTTGTTTAGGTTCCCAGGCAGACCAGGAGTAGTGCAGTTCAACCACATCCTCTTCCAGTGATTCATCTACACTCCAGGGACTGTGTTGTATATAACCAGTAATTTGAAACAAGCCTTGCCCGCGGCGATGGTTAGCAAACCCCACTAAGGCAGAACTGCCCCAATTTTCAAATACTTCAGGATCAGCCACTTCCACTGTTTCTTTAGTAAAGACGGCTTTGATGTCGTCTAGATATACAGGGTGACCAATGCGTTTAGACAGCGTGGTTATTTCATTGGTTAGATGGTTGTACCCATACTTTTCAATTAACTCTTTCCACCCCTGATGCACACTATTAATAGGGGCAAAGTGGTAATAAAGCACATTAACTGAAGCACCAATCTCGCGTTCAATAGCTGCTTTAATAGTACCTTTGCCACTCCCCTTTTCTAAGAACGAGTGGTTCGGTAAACCATAGTGATACTGCGTGCGTCCGTACTCATACATATTATCGGCACGCACAGCGACACTTCTTTTAAGGCCTTCTAATAGTGATTCGGTAACTTCACCCCCATTAACAATAGCGTCTAGAACAGAGGCTTTATGGGTATGCGGTAAAAGGTTGTCTTCAATTACACGCACCACGGCTGTCGTTACCGTGACTTTCTTTTTTGAACTAAAAAGACCCATATCTTACTTCCCACACAAAAGTTAAAAAAAGGGCCAGAAGGCCCTTTGGTTTCACACAACTTCGATCAAGCACCCGCACCCTCAAGGAGTTTGGTGACTGCACGCCCAACAGTTACGTCATGCAGCATGTTGGTTGAGTTGGCCTGTGTACCCTCGTCCGTGGTTCGACGTACGTTCCAAGAATCAACCATTAGCTTTGCAGCCTTCTGTTCAGAGTCCCGCTTGAAGCCTTCTGCCTGAGCCTCGTACAGCTTCTTCTGCTTACCAATTACGCTGTCAACATCAGTGCTGGCACCGTTGGTTTGAGCCATTTCAGTTACCTTCTTCTGTGCCAGCAAGGAGGTTTCCTGAACCGTCTTGAGCTTCTGCTCCATGAGGACATCGAACTCTGCAGCCAGCTTGCACTGCTGCTTGAGCATGGTGTCGTTCTCAGTGACGGCATTGATGTAGGTCTGTCCCAGTAACTTAGTATCCCCATCCACCTTCAGCTTCTGAGAACTCAGCACTGAGCCCTCAATTACTGCGTTGGCTTTCTGCTGCACGACCATGGCCGTATCTGCTACGACTTTTGCCTTCTGCTCAACAAGCACCAGGTTTTCAGAGGCCTGGTTAATAAGCTGCTTCACACTGATCTGTGTGTCTGCGTCGGTTTTATTGACCTGTGCAGTAACCAAAGTCCGTTCCAGAATAACAGTGGCTTTCTGCTCCTTCAGGAGAGCTGCCTCGTCAGCCACTTTGATAACCTGAGCTGTTACCAGACTAATATCAGTGGTCAGTTTGTCTTTCTGCTTCACTAGCAGATCGCGTTCAACAGCAGCTGTGATTACGTTCTCATTCACCAGCGCAGTGTCTGCAATCAGCTTGGCTTTCTGCTCAGCCAGCAACAGCCACTCGTTCTCAGCATTCAACTTCTGCTGGCGTGCGAGCTCAGTTTGAGCGCCTACCAACAGGATCTGTGCCTCAGTGTTGCGCACCTGTGCATCGATCAAAGCGGCTTCATTGGCGGCTTTGTCTTTCTGCAACAGGAACTGCACTGCGGTCTGTAGCACCTGGGTCATCGAACCCAGGTACACCGTTGAGTATTCCGTGCCTTTGATACGGTTCTTTACGAACTCTTCTTCCAGGTGTGCCTTGGCCGCCCGCATGAGAAAGTCAAATGCACCACCCCCTTCAAGGGTGGCTTCGGTCAGGTCATTCAGGGTCAACGGAACACTCATTACGGATCACCTGATCAGTCGATTGCTTGGGCCATGGCCTGGCGTTGAGCCAGTTCACGCAGTTCAGCAGGGGTCAGCTGAGGCAGAATTTCAATGGCAAACTCACGGATGATCTTGCCTTGGCGAGTCTTGTTGCCGCGGGAGTCTTTACCCGCAACGAAGATCTGGCACTTACGCTCGACCAACTGGTTGTAGATGATGCGAGGCACATGCCAACCGTCTTCAGCGTTGAACAGCACGTACTTTTTAAAGGTACCCACTGCGCTGTTACCGGTGGTGATGATCTCACCGTCCCACTCTTTCTTAGCGGGGTTCATACAGGTCACACGAATTCGTAGGAGCTCACTGGCTTCTTTACGCTTGCGCAGACGCAATGCGCTTTGTGTCTCATCCTTTGGCACAGCAGCTACTGCTGGCTCTTCGGATTCTTCTGCTTCGCCTTCAAGCTTGGCGTTGATTTTGTCACGCAGCTTTTCCAGCTTGATGGAGGGATGGTAGGAAATGCCCAACTGATCGGCGCGTGCCTTCAGTACGGTCAGCTCGTCTGGGGTTTCAAACTCTTCTTCTTGTTCAAACTCTTGCATCGTAGGTCACACCTTTATCGAAGTAGGGAAGAGGACCCGACCTAAGCCGGGTCCCCTATTTGCCGCTTAGAGCGTGGCTGCGGTTTTGATCAGGGCGATGCGCTCAGGGCGCAGAACCATGAAACCGTAGTACCACTTGATGCTCATGAAACCGGTCTCACCGTATGGATCGTTACGGTCAGCAGTTTCTTCGCCTGGCTTCTTGTGAGTGATCTTGAACTTCACGGTCTTACCATCGGTTTGGAAACCGATAGTGGTGAAGGACGAATCGCCTACGACCAGCATTGGGAACACGTCGAACACATCACCCGTTTCGTAGTGAGTAGACGAACCAACAGCACTGGCACCCGCACCTGCCCACTTCATCATTTCCGGCACTACGACAATGCGGAACTGATCGATCGAACCCACTTCGCCGGTCAGAGTGGTACCGCCAGCGGCGTACTTCTCAACGGAGATGAAAGCAGGGTTGTTGTGGAGGTCTTTCAGACCCTTCAGGTGAGGCAGCAGCTCAGAGCCGATGTACATGACGCGAGCAGCGTTGATGGTATTGGTGTCCACCATGCGGGTGCCGGTGATCACTTTGGTGTGCTTCGGGGTGCGGTTGTTGTCGAGGTCGATCGACAGACGCAGCAGGTCACCGTAGGAAACCAGGTCGTCAGCACCAACAGTTGCATTGGAAGTGGCGTTGCCTGCGTACTTGATCACACCAGCAGAGTTGATCAGGTCGATCTGCAGGGCGTCTTCAGTCATCTCGTTGGCACCGGAAACCATCTCACGGTTGATGTGCTGCCACAGATCCGCGTCAGTATCGAAGTCCATCGATTCCTGGGTGTACTCATCGAAGAAGCCGAACTTCTCGATGGTGCCTTCCAGTTCTTTACGCTTGAAGCCAACACGGTTAACGCGACCACCGCTTTCCGACAGAACCGGAAGCTTGGCAGGGATGGAACCGATGTCTTTGCTGGAGCCGTACAGGTTACCGTTGACGCTCACAACACCGGCAGCATCGATACCCTGGTCGTTGATGTTGGCATCGTCGAGCAGTGGCAGGTAGTGGTAACGCTTGATGGTCTTGCCCATGTTTTTAGGCATGGCAGTGACATCAGCCAACTGGCTGAAATACTGTTCTTTGCGGGCTTCAATCAAAGCCAGCTTTTGGTAGTGGTGAGTTTCGAGCTGGGTACCCATCGAGGATGGAGTAACACCTGGGTCGTTATACTTCATGGTCATGGTATAGCCTCTTACTTACAGGAGTCGGGAATTAAAACTTTTGCTGAATTCCTCATCCGACAAAGAGAGTGGGTTGTAGTCCACTGGAACTTTGTTGGCAGGAACCGCTTTAGTAGTACTGGCTGCCCGCTTCTTGGCCCGGAGGTTTGGATCTTCTGCTTTCACCGCTGGCTTGATTACTTGCTTAGCTGCGGGTTGCTGTTGCCCTTGGTTACCCAAGTGGTTAAACGCACCCTTTGCATCAAGCGAGTCACCTACCGTCCGGTACGCTTCAATATCCGAAACTCCTTTCAAGCGTCCAAACATGCGCTCACGTTCAACTTCATTACTGATCAAGTCGTACACGCCACTCGAGATGTGGTCGTTAATAACTCTCAACAGCTGAGGTGTGTTCACTACCGCCTGCTTACTTGGGCCATCCCACTTAGTACTGACTACGTTAATTGTTCGTGCGTAGGTCGGTGTTTCTTGAATGCCTTCAAGTACCGAGTCCAGCTCCAATTCCCGATCATCAACAGTGTAAGTCTTCGGCTTGTATCCGCTTTCCTTGTTTACATCCATATCCAGTGGATCAATCCCACTGTCTTTAACCAGCTTACTGATTGCTTCAGGATTCTTTTTATCCAAATCAATCAGGAAGCTCAACTTTTCTTCGCTGAGTAACCCATTATTCTCCAGAAGTTTCATCAACTTCAAATTGGGTTTCAGTGCTGCCATCTTCTTGTTGTAGTTAGCACCCATCTGCATCAGTGCAACGATGTCATCAGCAGACTTAACTTGCATGTCTTTGCCATTCGCTTTGAACGGCGCAACAATCTTCTTGTACTCCGCTTCAAAGTCGATCGCATCAGCGGGTGTGTCTACAGACTTGGGTTCTTCTTGCTCTTCTTCGTCTGCATCTTCAACCGGTGCGGTGTCTTCTTCTTCGTCAGCAGACTCACCTTCGTCTTCGTCTTCCGGCGTGCCGCCTTCAGCCTCGACTGCGGGTTCGTCAGCTTCCTCAACGTCAGGCTCTTCTACTTCTTCAGCAGGAGTTTCTTCTTCAGCGGGTAAGTTCTGAAGGTGGGCCTGAAGGTCGAAATTAACCAGCTCGTCATCAGGCATGTCCAATATGGATACAACTTCCTGGTCGTTACCCTGGCTAAGTTCTTCGGACATTATTCAGCGTCCTCCGTCAGCAACTCTTCGCGGGTTTGTTCGTCGGCATCAATTGCCTTAGTTGCTTGTGCTGCTTTCCAACGCACAGTGTTGAGGTACGAACTCACTGCACCAATGGCATCAATCTGTTTAATAACAGACTCCTGCTTGGCGGGAGTTTGCATACTCTCGTCGGACTTGAGGTGCACCAGGCGAACGGCTTCTTGCTCTAGATAACCTTCGATAAAGACTTTCTTAAAGTCCCGGTTAAGCATGAGGCGTTCAAGCGAAGTGCCAGCGTCGACAATCTTCTGTGCTTGCTTAATGTTCAGTTCAATTTCTTCTACGGCGGTGGGGTTCATAACTTCTACCATTGCTGATAACAGGTAATAGGGTGTGGTTCGGCACGGACAGTAATATAAAACTTACTGTCCTGCACAAGTTTTAATTGAACTTAGTTATTGATCCTTATCGGATTGGCGCTCTTTAGCTGCAATATCCAATAGTTTCAACTGCGCTTGGCTGCGTGCTTGCTCCCCAGACTTCTGAAGATCACGCTCTTGTTTAACGCCTGACTCTTGCTCAACAAAGTTAAGGTTCTTCAAGTCAGTGTCACTGCGCAAGTGAGCAGCCTTAGCTTCTTCAGTGCCAGCCTTGTAACCCAACATCTCAGTTTCAGCATTCTGCTTAGCGGTATCAGACTGCAACTTACCAATCTCAGCTTCCAGTAATGCCAACTCAAGTTCAGCTCTACGCTGAGCCATTGGGTCAGGTTGTGGTTGGTAATCTTTAATCCGCTTAGCCAAGTCCGGCATCTTTCGCAGGCGTGCAATATCAGCCAAGATCATCTGGCTCATGCTTGGGTCCATGTTGTTGCCCATGGTCTGTAGCATAAAGGCCAGTTCCTGCGCCTTGTTGTCGTCTTCTTCTGCAGTGCTGATCGAGAGCTTCAGATCGAACTCACCGGCCAAGTCATCACGACGAACCTTGATGAACTCATCTTCAGTAATGCGGATCACTTCTTCTTCGGACAAGAACTCAGCATTCATGCTGATTACCTTACGGGCAATCTTGACCATGCCTGTACTCAGGCGACGGAGAATGCCAAGCTCACGCTTAGACGCAGCATCCAATGCACCACGTACACCCGCAGCCACATTACCCAAGGAGGCACCTGATACACCCTGGCTAAACGACTTAACGCCAGTAAGTGACTCTGCCTCTGTGTTCTGCAACTGCATCATGAACTGAGCCGATTGCGGAATCTCTGGATAGGTGTGCATGAAGATCGCCTGGCGGGGATCGATGTTGGCGTTGAACTCGTAGTCTTGGCCCTTTTCAAACTTACGTTTGTTGGTGAGGTCCAGGGCATCTTTACGAATACCTGTCTGCCCGTTGGCCGACTTACCCATAATGTCGATCATCCCGCGAGTGACTGCGCCCAGGACTTTCTGGTTATCTTCCAGCAGTGCGCCATCAGGCTCGCCATATACCGAGCGACGAACTGGCAAGTAAGGCACCGTGACAAACGGAAGTTTCTTATCAGGGAAGGGATTACCTTCCATTCGGATAAGCGTACTGCCTACCCAGGCAGCGACAATGGGTTGAAGCACACCAGTGCCGTCAATATCCCAATAGCCCCAATACTCATACACCACGAACTTCTTGCGAGCACGGTCATTGAAGTTGAACGTCTTTGCCCCTGTTGACGCTGCGTGGTCGGGTTCACTGAGGATTGAGTTGGTGTCGACATTAATGGCATCCAGGTTCTTGTACTTGCCATCTTTCTCTAACGCGGAGACCGATGACTCAAAGCTATAGATAACAAACCCTGCTTTATCCACATCACCTTTGCAGGTGGGATCGATGACCACATTCTGGTAGTGACACACTTCAAAGGTGGGCTGGTTCTTTACAGTCTTAACCTGCTTCTCTTTCTTGTAACCAATGACCGTTGCCTCAACCGGCTGTCCATGTTGCATGGTTAAGTCATGGGCTTGCTGCATTTCAGGTGGAACTTCCTGACTGTACTGCTCAGGGTTCTCCTGCTTCATCTGAGCCAGCTGTTCGTGCATGGGTGCCATTGCAGGATTAACAGTGAACTCCACATCAGGGACTTCAACTTCCACTGTCTCCTCTTCAAACTCCCAGCCCACACGTACAATCACCGTGCCCTCATCAACTGCAGTACGTACGTACTCGTCAATGAACGCCACCTTGTCCATCTTGTTGTTGAACTGGTGATTAAGAACTAGCTGGTTTTGTACAGCAGCTTCTTTGTCTTCCCACGTAGTAGGCGAGACATTGAACAAGTCTTCTGTACTCAGGAAGGGCTCACTGAGTGCAGCGTACCGCCACTCCGCTTGTTTGCGGATTAGCTTAGGTACTATCTTGGAGCTGCCTTTAGGTGTGTTCACCTTAGCCTGGCCAGTAACATTTAAGTTATCCAACCAACCTTCTACTGAAGTCTTATGTTCCTGGTGATCAGCGGAAGCATCGGTTAGATCCTGCTTCAACTGTAAAAGTGTAGGCTCCTTCTTCCAGCTAGTGAGCTTCTTTACTTCCTGATTCAGCTCTTTAGGAATATCGGACATTCGTTTAACTCAGGCCATGATGAATGGCCTAATAGTAAACAATCCAAGTTAGGAACACACATAACATTAAAGTTGGTTAATTCAGTGAGGGGTGTAATAGTGGAAGCAGCTCTACGAATGTGAGGTGGTCCTTATCTCCGGGTCAGGCTACGGCAACCTGATATGCACTAATACGTTGGGATAACGCCACTGTGCCGCAATAAAAAAGCCCCTTAATTGGGGCTTTTCTTATTCAGTAAGAAACACAGTTAGTACCTAATGCTCCTGAGAAACAGGAGGTGTATTGGTTCTTGTTGCCTGCAGTATCTCGAGAGTTTCTATCGTACTCATCACGCAAGCCTGCAAACACAGACTCAACTTCTCGGCAGTCCTCAGCACTATAGGTGTGCTCCCTATTCAACTTGTTTACATCGGCATCCAATCTAGCACTGTCGTAAGTGAAGCCACTTAACGCTTGGCGAATCCTCTTTTGACCGTAAGCAGCAATTGTAGGGTCCATCCAACCTTGTCTATTACATTGATTTGCCGCAACCCAGAACCGGGTAAATTCCTCATACTCCCGTTCACTCATAACAGGTGTAGGGGTGCTAGCACACCCACTCAGTACAGCTCCTGCTAACAACCCTACCCATGCTTGTTTCATATCGCTATCCCTAAGGTAAAACGAGAGGATAGCCGAGGGCCTGCCACCAGGCCAGCCCCCTTCTGCTTTTATACCCAGCCGTTACGTTCCAATCGGCTATTGCGCTCGCTCTGATCTATTCGCAAGTTGGTCTGTTCCAATCGGGAACACGCGGCTTCAAACTTAGCCGCATAGTTATTGCCCTCATGGAACTGGCCCTGTGAGCCCGACACACCGATAGGGTTCATGATCCGGCTGGCCACATAGAGCAGCAGTGCTTCCAAGTGACTGTACGGCAGAGTTACTTCCACCTCATCCAAAGCAAAGTAGCCCTGCTCTTTCAAGATGATCGGATGATTCTCTCGATACACCACAGTGACCTTCTCGCTCTTGAGATCCACCGGCAACACCAAGGTGTTGTAACTAGGCGTACGGCAGCTGGTGAGCAGCAAGTCATACGAGTCACCGCCCTGGTTCAGCCCCAGCTCATTACCCAGGTCATCGTAAACACGTTCAATCTTGAGTACGTTGTTCTCAAACACCGCATCTGGGCTATCCAGCAGGTACTTGGTTACCCCAAAGGATTCCCGGTTGTTCTGTGCGTACTTTTTGTCCAGCACATAGGTGTTCTTGCCTGGCTCCAGCTGGATGTCGATACGCCCCTCTTTCAGCAGGAAGCGTTTGTGCAACTCAGTCAGACCCAGGTTCACCGAGGCCAGCACGCGCTCCCAGTTGGCCTCATTGATACCAGCATCACCCGAACCACCCATGCTGATCTGGGACAACTCGCCGTAGCTCAGCTGGTCAAAGATTTCTTGTAACGTCATTCACTTGCCCTCAAACAATATAGGAAGCCATGCGGTCTTCAGGTTCATCGTCAACATCCAAGTCCCACATTCCGTCATTACCGGTGGACGCTTTAAACGTACCCACTTCCGAAGGCTTCCAAGGGTGGAGCGAGGACAACATAGAGATGGTATCAATGAAGTCGTCATGCTTGCTGCGAAACCCACTCAGGGCTACCAGGCTCAGTTCATTCACCGCTTCTGCCAACTCAACACTCAGCTTCTTCTCCACAGGGAAGAATATCTTGCGGGCCTTGAACAACGGCACCATGGTTTGGAACCGCACCATCTTGTTGGTGTTAGGTCGGATACCGGGTCGGGTGTCGTTACCCTCACTGGCCAGCGGGAAGTAGATATTGCGTTGCAACATCTGATCCATGATCCAGCTGATAAACCCACCCTGCTGCCCAGTCACCTCAACACCTACCTGCTGGGGCTTGTACATCTGAGCCAGCCTAAAGAGATCATCAATGTTCTTGTTCATCAGCTGGCGCTTGCACACCCCATCCACCCACAGCCAATCACCCACATTGTTGTAGGCCCACACACTGATCACGCTGTAGTCAGCGCTCTGCTTCTCACTCGTAGCAAAGTCAGTGGTGATATAGAAGTTGAACAGGCCCTTGTTACGCAGGACCGCATCGATCTTGTACCAGCCAATGTCGTGATCCATGATCACGCGATCGTCTTCACTCATGATCCGTAGCATGAGCTCCTGGTTAAAGGTCTCGACCATACCCAGCTGCATAGCCATATCGTACTGCTGTTTCACGTACTCATAGGGGAATCGATCAGGCCAGCTACCCCGGAAGTCCTCCTTGCTACAGGGGAACTGCTCACACACCGGGAACACGTTGACCTGCCAGGCCCCCGACTCCACCGCCTTATACAAAGGGTCCTTGGCGTTAAAGGGGGTACCCGACCAGATGATCATGTTGGCAGTAGGGTGCAGGGCATAGGTCACTGCCTTGTACACAGTGGCCTCTACCGCAGCGATTACTGTAGGCGAGCGCGCATCATCATCACTGAACAAGTCATCGAGCACTGCCAGCTCGGGCCGTTGCCCCATCTCTTTAGCACCCCGCACACCCGTCTTCGCGCCATAGCCTTTGACAATAAACATCTTGCCGTCAGCGTTCTCAAACTCCCAACGAATATCCGTGAAGTGCTTGCGCGGCACGTACTCTTTTAAGAACTCAGAGTTTTCATAACGGAACTCCAAGTTCTTACGCATGTTCTTCACGCCGTTCTCAATGGAGTCCGACACATACAAGGCTAGGTTGACCATGCCAAACCCAGGGATCTCCCCATAGGTGGCGATGTACAAGAACAGGTACTCACCCATCACCGTAGTCTTAGCGATACCCCGGTGGCACAGGTTGATCACCCGCCGCCCACCTTCAGTGATTGTGTCCAACATCTTGTAGTGCACAAGGGGGGTTAGGTTTTCCTCCCCCTTTGCCCCATTCACCAGCTTGATGAACGTGACGAACTCCAGGGCAAAGTCGCTAGGCACATAGCCAGGATCAACTGAGTACTTAGTGTTATTGAGATAATCTTCTACCTTCCATGGAGCCAGTACTTCGGCTATATGATCGACCATTTATCCCCCTTAGGTAAGCGCACCAACACCTGGTACGGGGAACGAGCCGCCACCCTCAGCTCTGGCAGGGCCGGGTTCACAACCCAAGCCAGTAAAGCTAACACCACATACTCAAGCCTCATGGGTAAACCCCCGGTCAATGAATGCCGAGGCCGCAGCAGCACCCTCAAAGAAGCCATAGCCATTACCCAGTCGAGGCCTGCGTGTGCCCATCATCCACAGATGCTCCGGCCCACTGGCCAAAGCTAGTACTTGCGCAACCCCACCGGTTGCCTTGTAGGCGTAGAACCAAGTCTTCATGGCTTTCTCCGCGCCAGGCCTGCAGTTTCTTCAGGTGCCGCAAGTGCAGCCGCCTCAAGCACCCTCTTCAATCTAAGCTCCAGGTCGCGCACTTCTCTCTTGTAGAAATCCACCTTACGGTGAAAGTGCTCGATCACTACTAAGCGCGAGCACACTGTTTGCAGGATCACCCTTTCCCACCAAGGCTTCTTTTCATAAAAGCCCCGATTATCCTGACGGCCCCTAATCCAGTTAAACAACACTTCAGTTACTGACTTCATGCAATACGCTCCCCTTCAATGATCTTGCTATGTGCCACCTGTTGCGCATTCATTGCACCGGACTCCATCATCATTCTTTGCTCACGGGCCAAGGCCATGGTTGCTTCGCGCAGCGCACCAATAGAACTGTCTTCCTTCACCCCGATATTCAACTCAACCTTCTGGGTCTCAGGCATCTTCAAGTGCGTGAGCAAACTATTGGCCGCATCACTACGCACCTTCTCACTATTAGCCGACACCATAAGTTCGGCCTGCACATTCAACGCCTTCTGGTACAAGTCCTGGTTCAACACATAGTGAGGAATCAGCGTCTGCTCAAAGATCAAGTTCACTAACTTGCTCTTGTTATATGCTGTTACATACGACGCTATGTCTTTACCTGAAACCCCCTGAGCAGTGAACCGAGCAATCTTCCCAGGGAAGGTCTTGCTGTAAGCATCGATATTGGTACAGCCCATCAGCTTATGACTGACGTACTTCACTGCATCAATGTAGTTAGGAATCTTGAACTTACCGTCAGCCATCACCTTGGTATAACTCAACAGGTTATCCCGGTAAGCCTCGTACAGTTCAGGTTCAGCCAGAGTCAGATTGATCTGGTCAATCAACTCCTGGTTCAGACTCTTCTTCACCCGGTCAGGTAAAGCAGCTTTCAACTCTTCAACAGTGAGTGCAGTCATATTCAAGTCCGGTACTTAGTGTATCGGGTGAATATAGTATGAAGAGTGTGGAACTCTGAAATTTTATTATTTTGAGATGCAGGTTTTTTGGAATTTTATAAAATGGGTACGAGTTCATTACTTACTGAGGGGCACAATCAAAATCAACAACCCCCCCCTCACACAGCGCCTACGGCGCAAATACAGAGGCACCACCCCGGTGCCGGTACGGAGTACGCAACATGAAACAAACATGGAATGATATCTGGGCCATCCTCAGCCAGTTCATCAGCGGTACCAGCCACTACGTCGGCGTCTACGCCAAGGTCGGCCAGTACGCAGAGGAGTCTATCGACTCCTTAATCAAGGAGGCTCGCATCGAGTCCGCCAAAGAGCTCAAAGCTCTCGAGTCCCTCTAACACCTAGCCACCCTTCGGGGTGGCTTTAAAACTAAGCACACATAAGTGCACACAACAAGAACAGAGATAGTCAGTTCTTAGATAGACAGAGATAAGAACACACCCTGAGGCAGTACTGCAGGTACACAGGCAGTACCTCAGTTACTCCTTATCCTATGTGTTCAGTGTGTGTTCCTTCACTCCTTTTCCTACATTCATCATACCGATACTCACCCGATACATTGTATGCAACTACGTTGCAAAGGCAGTGACAGAGCTCTCTGTCTATAACTCAAGAATGAGGTGTCTGCATGAATGTTAAAGACCGCGTGTTCGTCCCAATGGATGAGGCAGCCTTAATGATTACTGTATTCAACGAGGATGAAATCCTCTTCGTTGAAGTGTTTGAAGACAACAGCAGTGTTACTGCTGCTGAAAATTGGTATGCCTCATTGGGCTTTGGTGTATGCAAGGAAACAGTCGTATGACTGTTATCCGTGGCAGCTCTTTCCAAGTCTGTATTAACCAGGTCTTATCTAAAGGTCTTGGTATCCCAGATAGCACCATCAAGGCCAATGGCCAATGGCGCTTCCTTTACCTGAACTAACCTAGGGCCACTATTCAGTGGCTCTACACTTATCAAGGAAGACCGTATGACCGCTATATACCGTATCTACTTCGCTTTGCTCATCGTGCCGATGATCAAGCGTGTTGCACCGGCTGCAAGAGGGTGTGCTGACGCGTATGTAAGCGTCATGTGGGACATTGAGGATATGCCGACACTTAGTCGGCGTATGTGCAAACAGCGACTGCATCGTGAGATGTGGAAGCGGTGATCCATGGCCATCCTTAGGGGTGGCCTTATTGCTTTTAAGAGCGCAACTACGTTGCAAAGTCAGGGCGCTCTTGCCCTCTCATTAGGAGTCGCCTCATGGCCACTAAAGCCGAGCTGCAAGTTGAAGTAACCCGTCTCATGGCTGTTGTTGAGCAACTCCGTGAGGATGTTGCCCAATTCAGTCACGGTGAAGATAACTTCATCAGTGAGATAATGGCCCTCAATGCCCAACTGGCAGAGAAGTCCGAGATGGTTGTTGTTGCTCCAACCGCCTCACGCAAGCAGCTAATGGCTGCTGCGAAGGCTCATGCAATGACCACAGGCCGCTGTGTGCGTGTCTGAAAATGGGGGAGCTTTGCTCCCCTTTGCTTTATTACATAAGGAACTTCGTATGCGCGTAGTCATCCATGTACCTGATTCACTGTTTCCAGCCGAGTACACCTTAGAAGGTGAGATCGACGTACTCGTTGAAAAGGAAGTTGAGTACCTACTCAACAGGGGTTCTCAGGACTTTAAAAAAGGCCTGCTGCTGTGCCGAGAGTTGGGCATTGCTGTGCATGAGTACTACCCGGAATCGGGCAATGTAGGTTCTCAACATAAAACCAACATCCAGTGCCCTAAGGCACATCCAGATATCTGGAATAACTAACACTAACCACCTTCGGGTGGTTTTGTTTTTAAAAGCACACAAGCTAAAGGCGAGCCTACGGCTCAAAGATAGGAGCAAGGGCAAGAGCAACAGAGCCCCTTGTTTCCTCTTCGCAGATTGATCCCTGCTTAGTACTACGGCTTTGATCAAGCACCGGTGGATTGGTAATCCACTGCGACCCTACTGCCTAACCAGCCAAGCCAGTGGAATTCTGGTAACAACCCCTTCTTCGGAAGGGGTTTGTTCTTTTAAAAGCACACAGTCAAAAGCGCTGTGCCCTCTCTATCGCGTACACCCTTTAAAGCCAGTCAGTCAGTTACCAAAGATCAGAGGCGGCGCTACGCGCCAAATACAAGGCTACAAGCGAATGACTCGTTTGGCCAAAACTACTGGAGATACACCCATGTCTTTTAACACCGGCGTACAGCGTAACCAGAACACCAATGCCGCTCAGCAGAATGACAGCTGGAAGGCTCAGGCTTTCATCAATATCTATGTGCCTACGCCTGAAGGCGGTAAGCGCAAGTTGGGTTCGATCCCCCTGAAAGACAGCAAGCAGTTCGATGCCAAGATGATTGAGCGTCTGAACCAAGAAGGCGGTCTGGAGGCATTGCGTGATGCCCTGATCATCGATTTCCAAATGGCAGATAAAGAAGTCTCTTCAGTAGGCTTCTAAGCCTCTTTCCCTGCACCCATTCGGGTGTGGGGTTATTTATTCACAAGGAAGAAACCATGGAATCTCCCAACGTATACACACGCCATACCAAGCTGAATAGCATCCTCTTGGATGGCTGGAGCATGGGCTTTCAACCTGACCAGACACTGCGCGAAGCCAGTGCAGCAGGCTATGCACTCTGTGTTGTAGAGCCTAAACTAAATGCTTACTGGGGCCGTCTTGATGCTGAAGTGAATGCGTTCATGAAGGCACATGAACCCACGTACGCACCTGATCCATTCCCCTTCAAATAAGGAAGAAACCATGAACCAGCAAGTTGCTGTACTGACCAAACACTTCACTCAGTGGATGCAAGAAAGTGTCTTTGAATTTGATGAAGACTTTCGTTTCAGGCAAGCAAAACGTCTGCTGCTGGCCAATGGGGTAAGTCTCAGTATCCAAGCCAGTCAGTACGCTTACTGCTACCCAAGAGAGA